GAATAAATCCATCAAGAATCAACCAAACTAAAAATTCCCCTTTCAGTATTTACCTCAACACCACACTCTTCAGTAAACTTTTTAAGGTCAAGTTTAGATGGATTTGCAATTCTCTCTCTTGCCATATCATGGTAAGAATCAGAAAGATCAAATCCAATGTAGTCATGCCCAAGCAATGTTGCAGCAAGACCAGTTGTACCAGAACCACTGTAAGGATCTAGGACAACTCCAGGTTCAGACATCACTGCTTCAATACAACGCAAAGGCATGATGATTGGATATGGTGCTGGATGAGGATTCTTCATCTCAGGACCAAACTTCCAAACACTACCAAAGTTAGCAGACTTTCTAGGAAGTCTTGGGTGCTTATCACCTTTACACAACCAATAGATTCTTTCATCAATTTGAATGAACCTGTATCCAGAAATCTCAGGACCACTGCCTCTGTTCCAAACAATCTCTTCCCTGATGTTCCACTTGGTTTTAGTCAACCACTGCCAAGGAGAAATAGCAGATCCTTTCAGATACCTGACCTTATGATTGTAGAATAGAGATCCACCCTCTCTAGTTTTGTCAAACAAAACATTCAGCAGTTCAATCTGCTGCTCTTGATACTCTTCCTCAGGCAGAGAGTCATCAAACTTTTCATACTCAATTTTACGAAACAATCCACCACCAACTTTTTGTTTGTTGTATGGTGGTGAAGTTACAGTACAATCAATAGAGTTATCATCAAGTTGCTTTGCCAACTCAATGCAGTCTCCAGTTCTCAGATCAATCATAAAGGTCTCTTGTGTCATGTAATTGTAGCAAATTTAGACTGCTGTGTCAAGCAATCTTAATGAAAGGTCCTGCCAGTTCACTTTCATCCATATTCATTTTTGCTGCCCTATAATAAATCTCACAGATAAACTTACCAAACACTTCATCACCCCTTCCTTTTGCATTGATAAATGCTTTCATAAACCTTAGGTGTCTCAGTTTATTTCTCAGTTTAGCAGAGTAATCTCCCTTATTAACACCATAACTAGATCGAACCTGTGCATCATTAAGTTCATCTATACCTAAAGCAACCTCCATAAAATCTTCTGGAGTATGCTGCTTGCCCATAATCTTAAGTGTGCCAAAATCTACACCAGAAAAAGTATTATCTGAGTAAACATCTTTGAAGTATTCCTTCCAGTAATCTTTTTCTTGTTGACTAAAGGATGTATTCACATTAGGAATATTATAGTTATATTCTTCTTTTGCATACTCCAAAATCATTTCTGCAAATCTAGGTGCAGGAACCAATCCAGTTTGAGCAGATGCAGCTTTATACTTTCCAGTTCTGGTTGCAACAATGTCTTTGACTTCTTGCTTTGATCCAGCACCTTGCATCCTTTGTTCAATTTGATACTTTTGTTTATAAGAACCTACAGTGAAATTAGCTTTGTACTTAAAAGAGTTTCCCTTAAAATCTAACTCACCTCTATCCTGAATTTCAAAGTAACTATATGGATCTTCATCAAAAGAAGCTTCCATTACAGTCAGTTCTCCAACTGGATAATCATCAACATTATTTTCTTTTGCCTTTACAGTAACACCTGCTGTTCTTTTCTTTAGAGAGATTGGAATCAGCCATTTTTGTTTTAAGCACTTAGACATATAAGTTTTTAAAACACCAACAAAAATTTCTGGACTTGTGGGTTCAGTAAACTGCTTATGAATTGCTTTTACTTCTCTTAAAATCTCATCTTCTTTTGCAGATTTAACCATATAAACATCTGCAGTATTCCAAGAGTCTTTTTTGTTTCCAAAAAGATTTCTTTGATCTCTAGTAAATACATCCCAAATATCTGTAACAATACTAGTAACTTTATTGGATGGAATTTTATTTGAATTCCATCCAGCACTACCATCAAACCAACCATATTTGTAAGATGTATCTTGATTTCTGATTCCAAGATAATCCTTTACAGCATCTGCTTGCTCGAGAAAAGTAGTATACCAGTCTGTATTAATGCCCCTATATGTTTTATAAAGAACATCTTTTAATTCTAGATCCATTAAAGCTCTAGTATCAGCACCTTTATCAATAGCAAAGTACATAGCAATGATAGAACACTGTTCTTGTAGTGATGTTGCTCCTGCCATGGGTATAGTTTATTATTATCTATTCAGGTTTTTTGTTAAATCCAAAAGGTGCTAATTTATCATCAACTCTTTTCTTTACAACTAGACTTGCAAGTGATTCCATAATTTTCAGAATATCTTCTGGTTTTGCTCCTTCACCAAGTTCTTGAGCAACATAAAAATACTTTTCAAAGAACTCAGGTGCTACCTCTTTGTACTCATCAACTGTAATTGGTTTCATTTTTCATTCTCAATTTTTACACGATAAATGGTTCTCCTAGCAAACCTTTGATCAATTTTTAGTTTACCAACATACAAACCAACAATCCAAAGGGTGAAGAGAAATCCATCAAACCACCCCATTGTATTCCATGCTTCTACTGCTGAGTCCATCAGAGATCCCCCTCAGCACGATTTTCTGAATAGTACACATCAAAGGCACCACCAGGATAGCGTGCTTCCAGTTTCTTCACATTACGTGCAACAACTTCATCAAGAGAAACTTCCAGTGCCATACATGCTTGTGCAACATACCACATCAGATCACCAAGTTCAATGATCATGTGTTCTTTGTTATCTGCATTGAAGGGTTTGCCTTGGAAGATCATCTTCTTAATAATCTCAAGGAACTCGCCACCTTCTGCATTGATACCAACACCTGCAGTCAGAAGACGTTCAATGTTTGCACCTTTCTCATCTAGTTCTACCAAGCGATCAGAAAGAGCAAGGAAATCAGTAGAGGCATCAGAAGTGACAGCATCTACAAACTCTTGATAGCGTTTAAAGTCAATTTTTTGGGTCATTAGAATTTAAATCCGTCAAATGATTTTTTGTGTTTTGTTTCTTCTTCATAATCATACTCTTCTTCTTTACCAGAGTCAAGTATGTCTTCTTGTGCTCTTTGTTCACAATCATAGAGTCTCATCTTTGCTCTATCAATACCAACAATAAACCTCTTATTAACATTGAGATCATTGTATCTGTTCTTCAACTGCTTTACCATTATCTGACCAAGTTGTTCAAGTTCCTCAGTGCTAATAAGGGCAAACATAAGATCAGCAGTAGCAGGGAGACCAAAGGACTCAGAAGTGTCAGTAAGGTCAACGTCAGAGCTACCATAACCAGAACGAGTGGTCTGGGTGGCAGATACGATAGGGACCTCGGCTTCGACAGCCAACCCTCTAAGCTCCTCTGCAATAGACTTAATATATGAATATGAATTGATAGAACCACTCTGGCGATATCTGCTGGAAGCACATATGTTAAGGTAATCAATGAAAATAATATCAGGTCTAAATGACTTCTTAAGTGCAAGTTCATTAAGAAGTGCTCTAAAGTGTCCACTATGTGCAGATGCTGTAGGATATTCTTTAATTATAAGAGAACCTTGTGTTTTTGCTGCCAACTTGTTTACTTTGTTTTCAAATGTAGACTTGGGAAGTTCAGCAATATCTTTGATATTTACATTCAGAAGGTTTGCGTCAATTCTTTCAGCAATTTTTTCTTCTGCCATCTCCATTGTAATGTAGAGAACGTTCCTCCCTTGGAGCAGCACGGAGCTAGCCATGTGGCACATGAATAAAGACTTGCCGACGCCTGTACCAGCAAGCGCGATGTTAAGAGTCTTGTTAGGTAAACCACCTTTTGTGATTTTGTTGAAATATTCAAGATCAAATGGGGTCTTGTCTTCTTTTGTGTGATAGATTTCATATCTTTCTTCGTAATCATTTAAGTAATCATGACCAATGTGGTTATCAAAACTGACACCCAATGCTTGCTGTAAGATTGTTGGAATAGCATCTCTAGATTTCTTTTCATCTTGACCATCTGCAATCTTGATGGACTCCATGAGTGCTAGGTATATAGCACGATCCCTACACCACTTCTCTGTTGTGTCAACCAACCAGTTTTGCTCAACATGAGCATCATCCAATGATGAGACATACTCACAAATAGTTTTATATGTCTCCTCTGTTATGTCAGTTCTATTCTCAGTTTCAATAAGAAGAACTTCTTTAGTGGCAAGGTCATCATAGGAATTAATGAAATTGCAAATCTCTTGAAAGACAACTTTCTCATGGAGATTTTCAAAATACTCTTCTTTCAAAAAAGGAAGAACCTTCCTACAATAATCATTATTAAAAAGTAAATTCCTGAGAATTGTTGTCTCAACCTTTTCCATTAAACTCCTTGGGATTACGTTTATGGTGAGGAGTGTCAAATACAAAAGTAATTCTTGGGACATCTCCTATGTTTACTGCACTATGTGGCAGTTTATTATTAAACCAGAAAAGAGTTCCTGGTTCTATAACTGTAGTTTCATCACCTACACTATACTGGTATTTCCCTTGAATGGAAAGATGATATCTATCTTTTGATTGGTAATAAGT